GCTTCTTTACCTTTACTTGACAATCCAAAGTCTGGTTTAGATGTTATCTTACCTGAGTTTAATGCTCTCTGAACTTCTGCATTAGCACTAGCAACACTCTTACCATTGTCTATTGCATTATCAAAAATTCTTTGAGCAGACGTACCATGTTTAGTTCTTACTAAATTAGAAGTCTTTGATGAGGTCTTTATATTTGATTGTGTTCCACTAACTTTAGATGTTTTAGGTTTTATATCAGGTTTGCCACGAGGTTGTGTTATCTTTTTAATACCACCTACACCTTTATATACAAGGAAGGCAGCAAAGGCTGCTTCAAGTAATGGAAATCTTTTTTGTATTTCATTAAGGTTCTGGATAATACTATTCTCTTCAGTAATTTTTGGATCAACTCCTACCAACTTAGCAGCGAGTTTAGTACCATTAGTAACAATCCACTTACCTATATCAAATAACAATATTGCAATTGGTTTGACAAAGTTAAGTATCTTACCAACAATATCAACAAACTTACGAACAGTTTCAATAATCTGAGGGAGGTACTTTGTCAACCATCCAGCAAATAATATAGCAAGAGTTTTTAATATGGCAGAAAGTAAATTACCTGCACTCTGTCCTACCTTTCCTATCAAAGGTAACTTGAGACCTCCTCCTTCTTTTCCTTCTCTATCATCTTCCCTTTTCTTTCGTGTCATCCATTGAAAAAGATTCTTCTTTGTCTTAGATTTCTTTTTCTTTGCAACTTGTTGTCCTTTTAATGCTTTTATTATGGCAAACGTTTTGACATTAATGATCTGCATCTGTTCTAGAGCAGGATCACCACCAGTAACAACATCTTTCTTGACTGGTGTTTTTACATCTATAATCTTAACAATACCACCACCAAGTGAGGGGACTAAAGCACCCTTTGGACTAGACTTATCTTTCTTATTGTCTACATCTTTAGTAAGTTGTTGAGATGATACCTTTTGTTGCTTAGGTTTACTTAATGCTCCTTTAGCAAGGCTTCCTATTAATCCTACCATTATACATCCTCTAGTATGTTACACATTGCTGCAACCATTGATCTATAATGATTTTGTTTATCAATAGCAGAGAACATTAACTCCTGTGGTACTTCACCACCACCTCCACCTTGAGTTCCTCCACCACCACCTCCACCAGTATTGACTGGAATCACCTTACCTTTCTTTTGTTTACCTGGAGGGTTATTGATAAGTTGATCTGCTTTCTTTTCAGTTATCTCTCCTGCAACACTAGATTTCTTTATCAAATTACTTGCTCTACTAAGAACCATCTGCTTATTCTTTTGTTTGTTAAAGAAGTCTTTCTCAAATCCTTTTGCTCCACCCCATAGATTATTATTGTAATCTATTTTCTTAGTATTTGGATCCATTGATCCAACAAACTTATCAGAAAGAAACTCTTCGTTCCATATCTGTATCTCACCAGTCTTCTTCTTAACCCTTAAGAAATATGCTTCCTTTTTAGGGCCTGTAAATCTTAGATTTTTCTGATCACTACCAATAAAATCCTTACCACCACCAGTCATACCAAGACCACCTTCACTTGGTCCTTTAGATTTAGTCATTGTATTTAAATTTCCTACAAGACCACCACCTTCAAACTTATTTCCTTTAGGTCTATTGGTTCCACCAGCAGCAGAGTTCATATTAGCAAGCGTATCAGCACCATACTCTTGTACAGCACCCTTACTCATTACAAATTCACCAGCAGTTAGTTTTGCAGGTACTCTATCTACTCCTTCAGGGCCTGATACAAAACCACCTTCATTAAATTCTTTTGCTTTTTCAATTTGCTTATTATACTCTGCATCCTCACCCATCAATGTTCCTCTAACAAAATTACTAAACATATTTCCTTTCTCATTTTTCTCTTGTTGCTCTTGTTCAAGAGCAGAAACAGTTGCATCTGAACCCCGTGTTTCTAAAGATGCATCCACATTTTGATTTGTCTTATTTTTTTTATTCCATAACATTGCAGTAACTACACCAAGACCTATCGCTCCAGCCATCCAAGGATTAGCTGCAGCCCACAACATAATTTTTTTAGATAACCCAAGTAATCCTGCTAATAACTTAGCACTACCAAGTGCCAATATTTTAACAAACCTTAATACCTTTAATCCTATATCAAGAGCAATGAGTGCAAGTATACCTTTGAGTATAGCAGGTACAGCATTCACTACAAACTCTTTAAATGCTTCTACGTTTTCTCTATTCTTAGGGTTACCAAACCAAGTTAAGAATTTTGTGATACCCCATCCAGCTAGTAGTTTCATAAAACCACCAACAATACTTTCCCATAAACCCTTCACGGGTTTAGTTAATGTCTTAAGAAAACCTGATGTCTTTGGTTTCTTATCTTTACTCTCTGATTTTTCTTCTTTTGCTTTACGTTTTGCTTTCTCATTCTCTTGCTTCTCTTCTACTGCTTGTTCCTCATCTATATCAGTTTGCTTCTCCACTACAGCAAGAATACCACCTACATCCTCTCTAATATTTTTTAGTAAATCATCCAGTCTACTATCAAAAGCATTCGCTACTCTCTGTGCTACCTCACTCTTTTCTGGTGCTGCACCTTGTACTGCTTTAAAAGCAGGTAATGCTTTTGTTGCACCACCACCCAATGACTTGGGTGCAACAGGTTTCATAGGTTCTTTTTTATTTAAAACCTTCTGAACAAATGTCTTAAATTCTACCTTCCCTTGCTTCTTAAACGCTTCTTTCCTTTCTTCTTTAGTTAATTTTTTACCACCAAGAGTCCCCTGAGTCCTAGCCTCCTCTTCAAGATTAAAAAAGTTGTTAGCGTTAATTGCCATCCTGTTTTTGCCTTTCCTTCTCTTCCTCTATGTGTTGTTTGAGGAGGTCAACATAGACATCACGTTCCCAGGGGATCATGTTTTCTATCTCTGTCAAGCTATATTTATGGTACTGCATCAAGGAAAAATTAATCCTAAAGTATGCCTCAAGACTCATATGAGACATCGCTACCCGAAAAAAGACGCTAACCCCTCCAGAGTAACAGTGCTCTTCTTCTTGGTCTTAGGATTGGTAACCTTAACATCATAAGATAATTTAGGCATAGTCTCAAAGAAGTTCTCAATGTCTTGGAACTGAGTAGTATTTAACTGCTCAAGAAACTCACTGAGTTCTTTCTTACTAGACTCTGCAGCAGGCCATGCTTCTTCATCACTGTATATAGTATCGATACACTGAGAAATGAGATCAAAAGATTGTTCTAGTTGAGAACCTTTAGATCCACTCACATCAAAATTAGTCTGAATGAATTGTTCCAATGAAGGATACTTCATCTTCATACTAAGAGTATCATCAAGTTTAATAGTATCCTTATGCTTCTTAGACTTCTGAACTTCTATCTCATCAATAGGGATGACTATATCAACCTCAGTCTTCTCATCATCTGGACATGTGATAGTAACTTCAATCTCCTCACCAACAGATTTACCTCTGATGTTAAGGAAAAGATATTCAATATCAAATGTAGGAAGTGTATCTACTTTGACATTAGATTTGATACAAGACTTTAGAACTTCTTTGATTGCTCTAGATATATCCTTTTGATTCTCACTCTCCATAGCAAGTACAAGAAGTTTCTCTTCTCTTACTAAGAAAGGTCTGTAGGTTATTGTTTCTCCTGTAGATGGCAACTCAAGTTCATAACTTGGCGTACTAATCTTTGGTAAAGGCATAACAAAATATAATATTATGTGTTTTTATTTAGTGACTTTATGCGATGCTGTTACTTCCTGTGCCAAACCTTCTAAGACTCTTATCCCCACTAGTTTGTCCTGCTGAAGAATCTTGAGAACCAAAGTCACCCAATAACCCATCAATATTTGTATTACCCTTAGTTGCTTGACTACCTGTTCCAGGTTCTCCAATCTCTTGGTTAACAGTTGAGTTAGTATTCTGTCCATTGTCTATAGGATATTGTTTCTGTCCTATGTCCTTTGTAAGTTCCTGAGATTCCTCTGTTATAGCAGACTTAGATCCATCCTTATGAAGAATAGGATTGGAAGGATTATCCTTAGAAGTATTCTTCATTGGTTGTGAACGACCAGAAAAACTATCCTGTCCAAGATTACCTGGATTTCTAATACCAGTCTTGTTTGTAATATATCTTTCATAAGAGAAGGTTACAGTAAACTCAAGGTTCTGTGATGGGTCATAAGATACATCAGCTGATGATATATTCTGTGGGAAGACATTGATAAAGGAATAAACAATAGATCCTTTAGGTCTGAATGGATTAACTACAGTCCATTGAGCATCCATATCTTTATTAAACTTATAAAGATGCAAATCACACTTATAATTGTCTGGATAGTTAGCAACAAAAGATGAAGTACTAGATTTTGGATTCTTCCCTACTAATGGCATAATATATTCCATCCATGCTTCAAACAAATACATTATCTGATAGTTAGAATCAATATAAAATGTCAAGTCAATAGTATTATCAAACTGACGCATATATGCACTCTTCTGTACCACACCATAGAAATCTCTTACATCATGTGTTGATACTTGAGAACCAGGAAGTGAGGTTGCTTTACATAGCATCCCAGCTTCACTTAATAATGAACGAGGTATATCATTTGCTACTAATGCATTATAAAGATTCTGATTAAATCCAATATGAGACCTGTACTGACTACTCTGTGCCAGATTACCAAACCTACTTAAAAATCTTGCTGTACTGTATCGAGTACCTGGTATGTTCCCAGCCATCTAAATACCATATGGTGTTTCCCTATACTATGTATGTCCTATAAAGGTAAGTTTACCCCAACTCACTCTAATAAGTACAAAGGAGACTCAAGAAACATCATTTATAGATCCCTTTGGGAACTAAAATTTATGAAATGGTGTGATCGTAATGTAAATATACTTGAATGGGGTAGTGAAGAATTTTTTATACCATACATATCTCCTCTAGACAACAGACCTCACCGTTACTTCCCAGACTTCTACATGAAGATCAAAGAAAGTGATGGTAAAATTAAGAGATATGTAATTGAAGTTAAACCAATGAAGCAATGTATTCCTCCCACAAAAGGGAAGAAACAAAAACGAACCTTCATACGTGAAGTGGCAGAGTATGCAAAGAACCAAGCAAAATGGAAAGCTGCTAGGTCATTCTGTGAGATGAGACAATTAACTTTCAAAGTCGTTACGGAAAAAGAACTTGGCATTAAATGAACCCTACGAAAATAGACTCACTGGTATATTAGAGAACCTTACTGGTGTAGAAGATGCTGATGATTTAATGGTGGATATTATTGACCGTTTGTCTGATGGTGTAACACCAGTACCTGACTTAGGAAACTACTACACATTCATCTACAAAGCAAAGACTCCTAACATTACATACGATACTAATCCTTTGGTTGCTGTGACTGAATACATGCCAAATGGATTCAAAGGTTACAACTTTCATTGGAATAGAATGAGAAACTATACCTTCATGGAAGTAGTAGG